TCAAAGTTTTCTTTTATTGTTTTTATCAATTCATACTTTTCATTGTTCAACTTATTTCTGTTTAGCCCCCTTCTTGCCTTTAATACTGCTTCTATTAACATATTTGCCTTTGTGTCTGACTTCAATCTTTCATCACAAAGAGTCTTATACAGCTTATATTCTTTGATAAGTTCTGTATTTTTGTTAAAATGTTTTTTTAGAATCTGTATAGCAATGGATTCATTGGAAGAAATAATGTCCGAAGTTATTTGTCTTGTTAATAACTCGAACAACATTCCAGTATTTTTGAATTTTGAATGCTTGATTTTCTTCATTTTTCCTTATACCTGTTTGTGTGCACTTTCATAGAATAAATATAGAGAAAATTACAATTCATCTAATAAATTGTTTTCATCTAGTAAATTTGAATCATTTTCTTTTTTATTCGCCGGTTTAAGACTTTCCGATATTATACTCTTAGTTTTTATCTTAATTCCAGACATACTTCCAATAAGTTTTTCAATATCACGATTTTCAAGAGAAAGGGGTGAATTTCCTTTGTGATTTGCCTTTGGTGAACTATTTACTTTAAGAGTGTTACCAACGTCTTTCATTCCAATCGGATCCCTTCCAAAAGGACTCTTATCAGTTCCATAGTTCAAGTTCTTAGCAGGTCTACCTGCACCAGGCCAACCACCATCTGGAACCTCATTATCATTTATCATCTTATACCCACTACCACGAATCTGCATACTTGCAATATCATGTGGAGTTCCGAAAGATTCCTTTGTAATAGCTGGATCATTTCCTTCATTTTCAATTTGTTTTTGACGGAATGCATGTTTAATGTCTTCAAGAACTTCATTCTTTTCAAACTCTGCCTCATCTTCTGATAGATTGAAAATGTTTGAATAAATATATTTCAATGAAAACAATTTCTTTTCAATCAATGTACCAGCCAAATCTACCTTTTCTTTCATAAGAGCAACTTTTTCTTGTTCATATATGATAGATGGTCCAGTTAAACTCAATTCAAAATTCACAAGGTCTGCATTTTCATAACCTTGTGCATAAAGATGTACAATAGCAATCTTTGTCAGTTCGGATATTACAATTCTTTGTATTCTTTCTATTGTTCTAGCAAAACGAATATCAAGAGCAGCGAGTGTTGCCTTACCTTCGGTTCTTTCATCATAGCCCAAATAAGGTTTTGGTACTTTAAGAGCTGCAAAGATTTTTGACTTTAAGTATTCAATATCTTGGATAGAATCGTATTGTAATCCGGCGAGAGTTTCAATAGAAGTACCTGATTGTCCACCACGAACTGGAAGATAAAAGTCTTCTAAAAGATTCTGCATATTAAAACGAAGATTGTAGTCACCGGTTTGTTCATTGATAACTGGTGTCTTTTTCATTCGATTCATAAGATTGTTCATATATTGATCAACTTCAGCAGGAGGAATGTTACCAATATCTACTTTGAATATCCTTTTTTCAGGTGCTCTCATAATACGATGTATCAACATCGCATCTTCCATGAGTAATAACTGTTTGTAAAGTTTTCTTGCACCTTCCAACATAGACTTTCCGTATGGTAAAAAGTTTGTATCACCAAGAAGACGAAAGTGTGCTATCTCGTAATTCTGAAATTCACCTTTTCCAAGAGGACCTTCATAAATAAATTTTGTCATATAGATATGTTCTGGATCAGTTCCTTCTTCTCTTTGCATTTCATATGGTGAAAACGGAACAACATTTGTTACACCCAATTCATCCTTAACATCCAAGTAAAGATAAAAGTCACCATACTTACAAAGATTACGAATCCAAGGCCATAGGTTATATTCTATATTAAGAACATCGTAAAAAAGATTACGAAGAATTTTTCTTATATTATCATTGTCTGTTCTAATCGTAAGAACATCACCCAAATCGTTTTTTAATGTACTTTCGTCTGAATATATGTCAAGAGCAGATGAGATTATAGCATCCGTGTCCATTGCCTCATAATCAGTGTATAGATCTATTTTTGTAGCAGAAAAAGAATTGTATTGATTGTATACTGATATTGGAGTACCCTTTGTTCCATGTAATCTACCGTATCTATCAATGACTTTTGACGTGTGTGGGTTTCCATCGGCTTGATAACGGGCAGTATCAACAACTTTTAATTTTTTACCCCCAACATTACGAACAACAACATTGGTGGAAAAAAGTGTCTTTAATCTGTCAAATAATGATTTTCCTTGAGCCATTTGTCACCTATTATGTATAATGTAAACTTAATATAAATATGTAGGAAAAATTGTAAACGTTATTTTAACAACCAAGTCAAATCTTCATTTTGACCATTTATGTTCATGCTCCATCCATTACTATCATCACCAAATTGATATGATGGTTTATGTGGAACGGATGCCTTTCCCATGTAATCTAAACTCATTCTCGTTTTCATCAAACCTTCTTGACGAAGTTTTATTGCAGTATCTCTAACCCACAATCCTATTGAGAATGACATAACCAAATCGTCATTGTATCCAGATTGTGCTTCGGCTTTTGAACCATTCCAAACGAATACAAGAAGTTCTTCGGTTAATCTAGCAGATTTTATTATAGGTGCCCTTTCACGAAAATAAGTTTCTAATTTGGAAATCAATAATGGTCTAGTTTTTGCACTTGTAGTAAATCCAGGAACCATTTGTGATTTATCTTTTAAGTCATAACCTTTCGGAATTTGCACAGATGGATCAACATATCCATCTTCTTTGTATGTATAGTATAGATTTGGATAACCCCTATCTATAACTTGTTGAATAACAGCCCAACCAACATTTGCATTTTCAATAACAAGCATTGCGTCATTGTATTCAGTTGCAACTGATACTAACATATTACCGTATGATTTTGTATCAAGTTTTCCACGATATTCTGCAACCTGTTCTAAATTATCAACATCGATTACATGGAATGCTGAATTGTCATTTCCATCACCACGAGCAACATCTGCTACAACAATGTAAGTTTTTGAAGGATCAGGATAATCCCATATCCAATAAGCATCTTCTGCTCCACGTTTTTCTTTTGGCTCACATACAAAGGTTTCTCTATACCATTGAACCAATTCACCATCAATAACAGAACGACCAGATGCAAGAAAGTTTCCATCACATTCTTGTTTTGCCATATCTGGACCGAGAAGTACATCCTGCTCGTCTCTCCAAGATTGGTCACGGTCTGGATGAACTTGCCATAATAATTCTATTGGATTAAAAGCACTCTCCCCTAATGTTGCCTTTACCCATTGTTTATGGTAAAAGTTTCCAACACCGTTTGGAGTTGAGTTGATAATAGCAGTACCACCAGTTGCTAGTGTCTGTTGTGCAGATGCCCATATCTTATCTATGCCATCAATAAAGGCGGCCTCATCGATAATAAGAAGTGACAATGCTTCAGAACGGGCAGAGTCAGCGGCAGCAGAAACAGCTTTAATCTGTGAACCATTCTTAAAACGAAGTGATAATTTGTTATCTTCTTGTACACCAGTCTTTAACCAACTTGGCATATTATCATACATAACACGAACTTTCGTAACCAAGTTCTTTGCCGTTTCTTGTTTAGTTGCAATAACAAGGATATTCTTATCTTGATTAAACAACATCAACCAAAGTGAATAACCTGCAATAAGAGTAGATATACCCAACTGACGAGATTTTAGAACTATATTCCACCGATGACTATTAAATTCTTTGAGAACATCTTCCTGAAATGGATATAACTCGAATAGTATCTTGCCACGAGTTGGATGTTGAATCTTTGCATACCTTTTCATAAAATATATCGGATTGGACGCACATTTTGCGTATTCCTCTTTTATGATCTCTTTTAGATTTTTAGTTGTTTGACTCATTGTACTGCTAAAATTATTCCAACAACAGAAGCTGCTCCAGTTAGGAACCAGAGAAATTTATTATCGTACCAACGAGGTTGTAGTTCTTCATTTATTTTTTCAAGTTCTTTGCCTCTTTTTTGACAAGCATCAATAACTTGATCACGATTATTTAATTGTTTCATAAACATATCAGATCTAGATTGATATAGGTCTATAACCGTATCCTGTGCATCAACTACTGTTTTTAAGTAATCGATAGAATCTTTCAATAGTTGTATTTTATTTGCAAGTAATGTTATTTCTTTTTTATTAAAACAATAAATCGAATCTTTTTCTGTGGCAAACAAAGTTACAGTTGAAAACATTAAAGCCAAAACATATTTCATAATTACTCACTTAAAAATTTATTGATATACTTTATCGCTTCATTTGAATTTTTTATGGTAGGTTTTCTTTTTTTGTTGAAAGAACCTTTTACGTCTTCCAATTTATCTTTTTTTACATTTAATATGGAATCCATTTTATCGGCACGCCGTTTCAATTCTATGTAATCATATTGATATTTGTTTATCAACGCTTCCAAACTGTCTTTGGTTTTCGTTGAAACCTTTATCTGTTCTTTTGATTGTGAGTTTTCATACACATTGTATATTAGCAAAATTGAAAGAACCGATATAGCAATAATTTTTATGTAATCACCAATCTTTTTTTCCAAAACATCTTCCATTCTCAATCCTTTGTATAAGTTGAAACCATTTTTGCCTTACCACGTCCAGTTGCACCCTTCTTTCTCTTTCGTGTTACGGCACTTCTTTTTTGTTTTGATGACATTGAAGCAGCTTTTGATGCCGGAACACATTTTGGATAAGCCCTCTTTCCACCTTTTCTTGATTTACTACCGGCAGAGGCGCCGCACGGTGGGTGTCCACCACCTTTTTTCTTACGAGAAATATCAACCCATTTTTCTCTAAACCAGCCGGTCAATCCACCACTGGGTTTTTTTCCTTCTATCAAAACCGTTTTGATATATTCACGGATTATTAGTCTAATTTTATGTTCGTATTGTGTATTCATAAAAATAAATATACCAAACGATTAAATTATACTAACCCATGGCAAAATTATAGGACTTTTATTTGGAGCAGTTCCTTCGATACTACCTACTATTTTTCTCTGAAATGCTAGTATAGAGTTTGACAGAGCATCTAAATGTTTGTCCACATCACCAAGAACAAAAGAGTAAAATAAATTAGTACCAAACGGTTCAGGTGTTCCCGGTATTGTAACAACTGGACCTTTTACTGTCAAATCCATAGCCGGTAAAAATGGTGTTGGTGTAAATTTAGCAGAAGCCCAATAACCCATAAAACCTATCGCCATCAGATTGTAAGCCCTTTGATTCACACTTCTAGTTTTATCGGAGAAATTGGCATCAAATGCATCGTTTATACATTTTTCTAAAAATGCAGTATCTCCTTTTAATAACTTAGCACCAAATGTTGTTCCAGCAAAACCAACAGTTGATGTTTCATATGCCTTTGCCATAATTGAAGCAAAAACAGACCTACTCTCAACATTGTTTGCAACAAGAATAGGTCTCATTATTTTCTTAAATATAGTAGCATTCATATGATTTATGTTTTATCTATTGCACCCTTGCCACTTGATGGCCACCCGAACCTACATGACCAATATCTGGCTTTGTGTCTTGGTCCAGGAGACTGACAATTATGACGAGCACGGAATGATTTTCTACGAGCTGCATTACTCTTTTTAATTTTCATAGTCTTCTTACCACCTTCCCCTTTATGTCCAAAGTTTACTTTTACAACATTACCATTTGGTTTTTTAACATAAACGGAAAACTTTTTAGGTCCACTTGGTGTCCTAAATGGTTTACCCAATTTAACCTTACGACCACGATATTCTGCTTCGTTCATCATGTTTGGTTCACTTTCTTGTAAAGTGAAATGTAATTCTGTTATCTTCCCACAACCGTTTGTTCTATATGCTTCAAGTTGATATGTTGGATTATTGATAACTTCTTTTACATTACGATACCCACCACCAGCAGCTTTGTACGCCTTAACAACTGCTCCAGATGCATATGCACTCGGCCATACTTTATACTTTCTTTTAATTCTCGATTTAATACTGTTGTAAAGTTTTTTATTTGTTGGTACAGCTCTCTCAACAATCACTTGTTTCATAAATTTCTCCGTTTTCTTCTTGGTGGTTCATCTATAATATCGTTATCACTTATTTCTTCATAATAATCATGGTGTTCCATTTTCCTAAATTTACTAGCGAACTGTTCAGATGCAACTGAAAACAATCCACCAACAACAATATAAAGGAATCCATCGAATATAAACTGTTCCACTTTTTTATCATAAAAAGTAGATAGTATTGCCATAAATATCATAACAAGAAAAGAAAAAAACATCATCACTCGTTTTGAGGATATAGTGCCACCCAAACCCCTAAAAGTTTCTGATATTGGATTAACTTTCTTCAATCCTTTCTCCCAAATCCTTTTCTAGTTGTTCTATGAAATTCTTTCTAAATTCTGAAAACTCGTTTTCTATTTTCTGTAAAAGTTCTTCTTTATTCAAAGGAGTTTTCCATTTTTCATTGTCACCAAAATCATTTGTAAATTCAAGTCTTGACAATTCACTTGCAATGGCATCTTTATCTTTTTCCGCCTCTTTCAACCAAGCAAGTGCATTTTCTTTTACTTTTCGTTTTTCATAATCATCCCATGTACCCTCAAGACGAATTTTATGTTCCATATCAACCACACAATCAAAACACATACCATGTATTGCTTTCATTTTTTGATCAAGTCTTTTTGGCATAGTACAGGTGCATGTTTCCTTCTGACAGTTTGGAAAAGAATTTAGGTATTGGTGCAATTCTTGTTGCCATTCCTTACCTAATTTTATTTTATATCCGTTTTTTTGTTCCCACTCATTCCCATCTTCATCAAACCACTTGTCCCCTATTTTACGTGAAATACCTTTTTCTTTGTCTTCTTCGGTATAACCAACTTGAACCTTTTCTTGTATTTCATGTTTTCCAGCCAAAAGTTTCTTAACATCATTAAGACTATCAATTTTTAATTCCATAACATAACCTTTTATTTTATTATTTCTTTGTAAACTTTATTCCAAAATTTTCTTGTTATCATGTGCAATGGCCTCAGACCACTTTTATCTCTATTATCCTCTTTCATTTTACCACGTTTTGTATTGAATTTAGAAACAACCATATTAAATATATCAGCATCAAACCAACCAAATATAGAAATGAAACGAGACTTCAATTCTGCCAACTTTGCAGAACGGTCAGATAGTGCGGCAAATATACTTTTTGATGTCATTTTGCCAAATGATGGAATATCATATCGAACATGATTCACTACCATATAATAAACATATGGGTTTTGAATGTCTTTGTAAGTCAAATGACTACTACCATTCCATTTCATCAATCTCTTGTAATCTTTTAATTTAGAAACGTCATCTTTATCTACGGCATAAATTACAACAGTTGAATCACCATCGAATTGTTCGATTACATCGGTTGCATGAAATGGTGTATTTGACCTTTGTATATGTTTAACATTATGACGACGCATAATTGTAAACTTTTCGTCATATGTCAATGGTTTTTCTATCGGATCTGTAATGTCATTTGTAACAATGATTACGTTATCCTTATCGAACTTACGGCAAATTCTTTCATATTCTTCACGATGATAAATTGCCATCGGTTGAAATTTGCCAGGATACAGAACAACAATATCTCTATCCACTAATTCATTTTCATTGAATATGGCAAGATTCATTTCTTTTATCAGTCTAACAATTTTATTGTTCATTTTGTGTTCCAGGTTTAGTAGGCCAAACTATATTGAAAGGATCCGATTGTAATGTTATATCTCTCAGTGATTGACGATATAATTGCCACTCTTCCCTTTCTTCTGGCGTAAAAGGACTATCAAGAACTTGTGTCCAATCGCTTTCTACCAATTCAATGTTTCTACGTGAACGAATTTCTATCCACATATTAGTTATTCTTAATTGAATTTCTTCTTCTGTAATTTTTTCTATATCTTCATATTCTACCACTTCACTTTCATAAATTTCAAAATGTCTTCCAATTATTTTATACCCATCGGGAACATCTGATGCTTGGAATCTATATGGAATCCACCCATAAGATTTCAAAATATCAATATCCAAAAGATTAAAATTTGATATATTTTCCCAAGTTATAGGTAAGAGTCTATTTGATTCTACAACAACACCGTTTTTAACATAAGCATATCTCATTTATACATCCGTTTTTAAATCAAAAAGTCTAAATATAAATATAAATTTTATTTAGTTTTATCGTTTACACATTCATCCAATGAATTGTACATAGATGATGTATCAAAATTACCTTCAATTATTTGATTACATCTTTTTTCAAATAAATCTATGTGATCACCCCATCTGCTCTCAAACAAATGATAAATGTTATCATTATAGAGTGTTCCTATTCCATAATATCCATAATTTGACATTCTCCAAACACCATCGTATTTTGGAACACCATCAAATTTTGTTGGGTATAAACATCGATATGTTTTTCCATGATATTCAGCAGTATAACTCAATTCTTCTGCTGTATCAGATCTTTCTGATAAGTAAAAAGAAGGCATATCTAGTTCTTCATAACAAGTTTTTGATAAAACTAAAAAACAAGGAGCTGCATATACATGGGTTTTTGGTGGAATATGATTAGAAACTTGAGCTGCACCTACAAACGATTTATTATCTAATGCATATTTTATAGAATCATCGATTATTTTTCGATTAAGAGGAACACAATCGATTTCAAAAAAAACATAAACATCAGATATAGTATTACGGCAAACTCCTGTCATCCATATTCCTTGATTGACATTCATATTTGAATACTGTATATCTATTCCGAAGTGTTTCATAACTCGTTTGTGGGATTGTAGTATTCTATCGTCTACATTATCCCAATATAATGTATGGTATGATATTTTCATCTTTAAATCTCTATACTATTCCACAAATTTTCCCAATCCAAAAATGGATCCTTTTGTTCATTAAATCCCATATGAAGTGCAAGTGAAGTGATTGGTGTAAATAATTTCGCCTCCCATCTCCAAATATGATTTATTGTTGTTCCTTCATGTACTAAATTTCGTTCACCCCACTCAGTCATATATTCGGTTGATAACATATAAAATCTACTCCAATGTTTTCTAACAAGTTCTGGACTACACATGAAAACGAAAGTAGAATACTTATTTGTTCTCCATCTTCTATTTTTTCCTAAAACTATTCTACATTCATCTATGTAATTTGGTTTGTAGTTATCTGGATCATCAAATGGGTGTAATCCCACTTCAATTCCTAAATTTTTCTTGAATGTTTTATATGAATCCACCATTTCTTCTATTGCAGTTGGAAAATGTAAATAATCATCTTCTACAAAATAAACTAGATCTGCAGTTGAAGCTCTACCCATTTCAAATTGCATATATCCAGAATAGTTAAATCCTTTTTCTTCTAAAGGAATATATTTGTATTCGTGTTTTGAATTTTTAAATATATCGTGTAAATAATCTACTGTTTTTTGAAATGAATGATCGTCTAACCATATAAATTTTATCTTACCATCTTTATAGTTTTCTGCAGAATTTACTAACGATTTTACACATTTTCTTATTAAAGTTTGTTTATCAACTCCACAATATCTTGGTTCTCTTGATGGATGAATGTCTATCAAATCATGTGTTCTTAATATAATATCTAAGTTCATATCATTTACCTTTTAAATAACCATGTTTGTTCAGCATAATTATATGCAGCTGCTTTTATTTTAATTACATTTGGTTTACCAAAAAAATCATCGACTGCATCCATAACGGAAGGCCATGCATAATCATCACCGGCAATATATCCACCTTTTTTCAACTTTGGAAACCAATGTTCTATATCAGATTTAACACTCGCGTAATCATGTGCTGCATCTATAAAAATAAAATCCAAACTTTCATTTTCATATAGTTTTGATGCTTCAGTTGAAGACATTCTAATTGGATTTATTACAGATTTAATAGAATACGTATTTTTTATGAACTCATCGTATAAACCATTTGGTATTTCTAATAAAGGTTCATATGAATCATTTTTTTTATCTAAATGTTCTGATGAACCCTCCCATGTATCTATACAATCAAAAGTAATTTTCTTACCACTATTTATTATCTCAACACCCATATATGTTGAACTTTTTCCTTTCCAGCTACCAATTTCAACAAAATGATACTGATCCACATCATTACAAGAAAGAACCATTTGTGTAAAAAGTTTTTCTTGAACAAACCAACCTGGAATTTTGTAGTAATAATGGTTTATCATTATTTATATCCCTCAGCTAATTTGATAAGTTCTTCTCTAATTTTTAGAAACGGTTCGTCCCATTCTCCATATTTTTCTTGTCTAAATAATCTAACGGAATCATACCAAGCTGATGTATTTCCTGGAACAACCCATGTGTAATACGGCATTATTGGAATCACTATCCATGTTGGTTTTCCCATAGCAGCTGCTAAATGTGCAACAGAAGTACAAGAAGAAATTATTAAATCACATCCGGCTATTATATTAGCAGTTTCTTCCCATGTCTTCATTTGTTCTCTCATATCACCAAATGGAAGGCCATCTACTAAATTTTCATCTCTTTGAAGTGAATAAAATGTTGTATTTGGAATATCATGCAGGTTAATCATTAAATCTGGAGGAAATCTTCTATGTTGTTCATCTTCAAAATCTGGTGAACCACTCCATCTAATACCTACTTTTAAAGTTCCTTCTTTTGAAAATAATTTTCTCGGTTCTTTTGCAGATATAAAAGGAGATCCATCCAAATCATCTAATTCCATTCCCAATACATAAGCAGCTGACATTGCTGGGACCCAATAGTCATAGTGGGCACCCATTACAATCTCATTATCTACACAAATAAATCCTTGACGAGAAAATAATTCTTTTATTTCAGGAGCACATGAAACCAAAACTCTTGCACCCATTTCCTGAAATTTTTTAGCGAAACGAAAATTTAGTATTTGATCACCATAACCACCTTCACATCTAAATAAAAGAGTTTTATTTTCAAGTGGTTCATTTTTCCATATTTTTCCAGGAAGTGCTGGTAATCCAAAAACATTTATGAAACGACCGTAATTAAAATGTTCAAATGCTTTAATCATATTTCCATGACGCATTTCATGCCATCCTAAATTAAAAAGAACTCTTGTATCATCTTGTGACTGTTCTCTTAATATCTGTTCACTAATTTCTGGTTTTCCACCTACTGCATATGATAATGCCTCATCAAGTGGATGTATTTTTTTGTCCATAATCATAACCTCTTATTTTTAATTACTAATATAAGTAATTTTCATAAATAAAACAAATGTTTTTATCAATAATTTCTAATAATCATAGAATGCCGATTACCAACACTTCCGGAAATCCAACTGTATTGTGTTCCTATTTGCGTAATCAGTGAACGACTTATTTTATCTCCGGTTCCTAATTGTCCAAAATTATTATTACCCCATACCCATACAGTATTATTAGATTTTACTACAACGGTAGAATCTTCGTTATTGTTGAGACCGGATTGAGAATTTGATATAACGGCATTCAACCAATCTGTATCATTACCCAGTTGAATTGGGGATGATCTATTTATATTAAAATTTTGGTCATAACCTAAATTTCCACTATTTGATAAACCCCAAGACCATAATGATCCATCATTTTGTAATCCAATTACAACATACTGACCTAATGATGCACTTGCGAAAGTCGGGATTGAAGTAATTTGAATTGGACTGGATCTACTAATTACATTAGCTGTTCCAAATTGATAATTACCAGTACCCCAACCCCAAACATAACCATTATTTTGAATTGCTAAAGTAGTTACTTGAAAGTCTGTATTGGTTATGTATACTTCCGACCAATTATTTAAAGTTCCTATTTGAACGGGAGAAGATCTATTAGTAGTTACACCAATTCCTAATTGACCATTCCCGTTTGCACCCCAACCCCATAATGTCCCATCGGTTTTAATAGCCATTGCATACGTAATTCCGGCAGCAATTTTTGACCAATTATTTAAAGTTCCTATTTGAACAGGAGAAGATCGTGTTACAACGGTTCCGTCTCCTAATTGACCACTTGAATTTAATCCCCAACCCCAAAGTGTACCATCTGTTTTTATAGATACCGAGTGAGCATCACCAGCAGAAACTAATGACCAATTATTTAAAGTTCCTATTTGAACAGGAGAAGAACGGAATGATGTGGTATTATCACCCAATCTACCATTATTATTGCTACCCCAAGTCCAAAGTGTTCCATCCGTTTTTACTGCCATCGTATGTGAAAATGATGCATCAATCTTGGACCAATTATTTAATGTACCAACTTGGACTGGAGAAGAATAACTTGTTGTATTTCCAGTACCTAGTCTACCATTTGCATTGTTACCCCAAGCCCATAATGTACCATTTGTTTGTATTGCCATGGTATAACTTGAACCTGCAGAAATCTGAGACCAGTTACTTAATGTTCCGATTTGAACAGGAGAAGATCGTGTTGTAATAGTTCCATTCCCTAATTGACCAAATGAATTTGGTCCCCATGACCAAATACTGTTATCTGTTGCAAGAGCTATTGTAAAATCAGTTCCTCCAGTTGAAATCGATTTAAAACTTCTATCAGTTGGTATTTTATTTGGAACATAAGTGTTTCGATTTGTTCCAGCCAAAGTATCAGAAGCATTACCCCAAAACCAAAGTGTTCCATCCGTTTTTATACCAAAACTCCTCAGATAACCGGTTTCAACTGAATGCCAGTTTGTTAAAGTTCCAATTTGAACCGGAGATGAACGATTAACAGCAGTGCCGTCTCCTACTTGACCACTTGTATTACGACCCCAACCCCAAAGTGTACCGTCTGTTTTAACAGCTAACATATGTCCCTGGTCACCAGCAGAAACTTTTGCCCAATTTGTTAATGTGCCAACTTGTGTTGGAACTGATCTATTTACATTTGATACGTTTTGACCTAATGTACCTATAAAATTATCAGATCCCCATGTCCACAATGTATTGTTAGATCGTATTGCAGCAGCACTATTATCACCTTTTGCCGATATAGATGACCAGTCAGTAAATACACCAACTTGAACTGGACTAGATCTACTAACAATATCATTATTTATACCTAATTTACCAGATGATGCCTCACCCCATGCAAATAAAACATTATTATTTGTGATAGCATAGGTTACGAGTGCTCCACTTTCTACCACATTCCAATCGGTTCTCGTTCCGATTTGAACTGGAGAATTTTTATTTATTATACTGTTATCTCCTAACTGACCGATTGAATTTATTCCCCATGCCCAAAGTGCACCACTACTACTAATTGCCATAGTATGTGAAAATCCTGCCGAAGTCATTTTCCATTGTGTGATATTACCAATTTGATTAGGTGAAACATAATCCCAATTTATACCACTTCTTAAATCTGTTCCAGTTGTTGGTCCAATCGACTGCAATCTTGATGTTGTATCTATTGCATGCACAACATTTCCTGTTCCACCGGAAGAAACTTGTGACCAACTGTTCAAAGTTCCTATTTGTACGGGGGATGACTGATTATTTGATCCACCAGGAGATCCAGTTTGTGTTGATAATGGAGTATTTATAGATCCCCACAACCATAATGTATTATCATTTCTTATTGCAAAACTATTTGTACCAGATAAACCGGTGGTAATCCAAGAATTTAACGTTCCAATTTGAACAGGAGATGATCTATTTACAAAATTAGTAGACAATCCTAATATACCGTTACTATCACTACCCCACGACCATAATGTACCGTCTGTTTTAATTGACATTACATGTGCACCACCAGAAAATACAGATGACCAGTTGGTTAATGTTCCAATTTGAACTGGACTTATTTTAGATATAGATGTTCCGTCTCCTAATTGACCATTTGTATTTGATCCCCAACTCCATAATGTTCCATCATATTTTATTGCCAAAGTGCTATTGCTACATATTGCTGCGTTTGACCAATCATTTGTTGAACCAAGTTGAGTAGGCACACTGTAAATTACTTGTCTTAATGAATATGGAGACTCACCTGCACCATAAAGTTGATTACTATTGTTTATTACAAGTGTATATCTATAACCGGTCATTCTACCTAAAACAGGTTTATTCCAATTCGTTAATACTCCAACTTGAATTGGAGATGATCTAGATATAGTGTCACCAATCCCAAATACTCCACCATTATTTGATCCCCATGTCCACAATGTACCGTCTGTTTTGATCGCCATTACATGACCACCGCCAGAAAATACAGATGACCAGTTGGTCAATGTTCCGATTTGAACTGGAGAAGATATGTTGCCAGTTACACCAATTCCTAATTGACCAAAGTTATTTTCACCCCAACCCCACAATGTTCCATCGGTTTTTATTGCCATGGTATAACTCATACCTGCAGAAATCTGAGACCAATTACTTAATGTTCCGATTTGAACAGGAGATGATCTATTAGTATTGGTGCCAATTCCTAGTTGACCGGCAGTATTTCCACCCCATCCCCATAATGTTCCAGTTGTTTTAATTGCCATAGTAAATGAGGCACCAGATGAAATTTTTGACCAATCGGTTTGTGCCCCAATTTGAACTGGAGATGATCTACTGGTAGTTACGCCACTTCCTAATTGTCCAGATGTATTAGTTCCCCACGACCAAAGCGTACCAGTATTTCTTATCGCCATGGTAAATGAGTTTCCAGCTGAAATCTCTGTCCAAGAATTTAGATTTCCAATTTGAATTGGGGAAGAAAATGTAAAATTAACTGTACCTTGTCCTATGGATCCATCCACATTAAATCCCCAACCCCACAATGTTCCATCTGTTTTAATTGCAACGGTATGATTTCCTCCAGAAAAAACTTTACTCCAATTTGTTAAAGTTCCTAATTGAACTGGAGATGATTTAAAAACAAATGA